GTCTGTACGGACGAAATATCCGCAAGCGTTGCCCCATTCAAAGTCGTGCCCGTGACCAAAGAATTGATCAGGGGGAAAACGCCATTTGCCCCATCAACATATACAGCAACAGCCTTCCCTGCCGTGACGGTCACAGAAGTGGTCGTGACGGGGTTTTCAGTTGCAAGCGTGATGGACTGAGCCGTGGCATTGTAGAAAACGTAGTTCTTCTGAGCGGTTGGCACCTTCAGTATCCGCGTTGCGGTCAGAGTGCCTGTGATCTTCTGAAAGACGGCACGGGACGTACTAGCAGACGGGCCGTTTGCAATATCAGGCATCGTCGCGTCAGCATCCGTGAGGAAGGCCAAGGTCGCATTGCCGATAATCGCCTGCTCCAAGCAGGTGCCGAGGTTGCTGTTTGTCGTGTCACCCCAAGTGCCTGACTGATCGCCAGCACCCATCAACTCGACTTTGAGGTTCTTGGAGTAGGTGCTTGCCATAAGTGATGTCCGATCCCGTTACGTTGGGTAGAAGATGTTGATTGGCGTCCATGCGTTGGATGGAACGACCACAGAGTTCCAAATCACAAGCACTTCATTGCCGCCAAGGTACATGGTCATGGAAAAACCGCCCGTCACAACGGGGATTACTGTTTCAATCGGCAGAGCTGCAAGGGGGGTCTGCCCAATAGAATCAAACCCAAGCATCACGGAGCCTCTGACGCAGCCGAAATGACTAGCTCACCGGATGCGACCAACCGCATGATCTCGTTGTAGTCGCCGTTCATGGTATCAATAGGTACAAAACTTGTATTTCCGTCAATTTCTACCTTAACAGAAACCATTAATCCTGTAATAGAGTCCTTTATATACTTGGCGTTTGTAAACATTATGCCACCTCCGCATTCATATTTATTATGGCATTGGTAGATGAAAGTCGAGATTGATACGAAGATCCCGCCGTAATGCCGGTCAAGCTTGCAATAAGAACCCAAACTCCTACTGTCGAGTTACCCGAAGCACTTAGTGTCCATGTTGTCGAGCTATTATCTGTAGCGGGGGAGCGCCAACTAAGAGTTGAGCCTGATATGGCAAGTATCGTTGCGGATGCTCTCATGGGCGTTTGTAATACCATGCTTGCGCCAATGGATGTTGTTGTGTCTCCCGTGCCAGACCAAGCTAGAGGCTGTTGAAAATATCTCTGGCACAACTGAAATTGAGTTCCGTAAGACAACCTTTCAAAGGGCGTGACTACCGCACCTGTCTCAAACTGCACATTTCCAATCTGCCATGTACCGCTGATCTGAGCGCCTACAGTGAAGAGGATTTCAATCCCGGTTGTGGCAGCAGCCGGTACGGAAATATTTGCAGAATACTGTGCTAGCGTCCCGGTGACAGTGAATGTGCCGGTTGCAATCTGTGTCTTTGTGGGTGTGCCAATGGTGCCAAAGGTATCTGCTGTGGTCGTTGCGTAACTTGCAACCCACGTCACAGTGGTGAGCAAAGAGTTTGCAATGCTCACCGACAACGTGCAGGTCTGTCCCGCCATGTCGATGCTGTTCAAGGCTTCAATGCGCTGTCCAATGCCCACTGCCGTGACGGAAGCTGCGCCCGTCACCTGAAGAAGGTTCCTGTTGCTAGTGGCACCAGCAACCTGCGCTGCCGTGACGTTTGCGCCGGTTGAGTAGACAAAGAAACGATCCACGCATGGGTAGCCCGTCGAGGCGGTTGGAACCGCTGTACCGGCAGTGACCGTTGCAGATGTTGCACGTTGAGAGACATACATATTGCCGTTGATGATGCGGTTGCGACCCATGATGTTGTTCAGGGTGGCAACGGTGTTACCGGCAATCGTCATGCTTGTAGAGGCGGCGACGGTTCCTGTGACATCAACAGCAACGGTAGGGGCAGTCACGCCACCAAAACGAGAGTTCCCAGCGAAAGCGTTCTGAGCAGTGCCGGAAGCGTAGAAGTTCCAAGACGTGGCGTTAGAAGCAAGACTCCCGACAAACCCATAATTGTTTGTAGCCTGCGTTATTGGCGTAGCTGTGAAACACTCTTGATTAGTAATTGTAGAACCTGCCCCCATCGACGGGCCAACTGCTCGAAAATGGTTGAGGGTTGTAAGGTTGAATGATGCGGCTTGGGTAGTCACACCGGAACGAAACGCCGAATATTGTGACGTGACGTCAGACGCAATAGTTGCGGCGTTGTTTACACCAAATATAACGGTCCCACCGGTCGCGGTACCGGTAGCGGTCACGCTACTATTAAAAGTGGCTGTGCCGCTAGAAGATAGCGTTGTGAATGAGCCGGTAGATGGTGTTGTTGCGCCAACGGTTCCGTTGTGAGGTCCAACGAACCCTGTGTTGGCCGTTATGGTGGTCCCGGTAATGGCGGCGGCGGTAGTGCCACCAATCGCAGGAGGAGAAGCCAAATACGTGCTGAAGCCGGTGCCACTGACAGTAGAAGACGCCGCAAGCGTTGTAAAAGACCCTGTGCTTGGGGTTGTCGCACCAATCGTGCCGTTGATGGGACCGGCAAAGACGGTGTTAGCTGTAATTGTGGTGCCCGTGATTGCCGCAGCGGTAGTGCCTCCAATGGCAGGAGGAGAGGCAAGGTAGGTACTGAAACCGGTGCCGCTGACAGTGCTGCTAGCAGACAATGTGGTAAATGCGCCTGTGGATGCGGTAGTCGCGCCAACGGAGGCGTTGTTGATTGTACCGCCCGAAATAACCGGCGAGGTCAGTGTCTTCGAGGTCAACGTCTGAGCATTGTCGGGCGTGACGATGTCGGTAGACAGGGCTGTGATGGAAACCACCGCAGAGCCGGAGAGGCTGATTGCTGCGTTGGAGTTGCTAGACTTTATCACGCTCCGCGTAAGGGTCACAGGGGACGTATAAGTGCCTGTTCCAATTTCGTAATTTGTCCCGTCTTCAATCAAGTAACTGACCTGATTGAGGTTAACCACCCCGCCCGAGATAAAGTCCAAGTACGACGTGAGGGCGGAGCCAAGGGTGATGACGCCCGTGCCAACCGTGGCCGTGCTGACCTTGACGCGATTGAAAAGGAGACTTGAGGCCATTATACGATCCTGATGATGGCGTTGGAGGCGTCAGCCGCAGGGAACACAATCGTGAAGTTTCCTGCCACCGAGGACTTGTCAGACCCAAAGTCGAGAACGCACACGGACGGAGTGCCTACCGCAGAGAAGTTGTAGATCAAACATCCGCGAGCCGTCGTTGTGAGGCCGGAGAAAGTCAAATCGGCAAAGTCAGTGAAGGCAGTGGTGCCCGAAGAGATTGGCGTCACGTTTGTCAGGGCGTTTCCGCCCGCAGTGTAGTTGGTGCCGGGGGCGCTAGAGACTTCATTGCTCGTCGTATAGGCGGTTGTTGCCGCGCTCAGGGTTGCCGAGCTTGTGTACAGAGCGAGCTTGAACGTGTTGCCTGTGGCATTGGTGAAGTTGTGAGTGCCCGTCATCAGCCCAACTTTGAAGCTAGTGCAGAGGGCCTGTGAGATTGCCATCGTGGCTACTCCATTTTCAGGTGCAAATGCACCTAGATTTGTTCAATGAAATTGGACAAGTTGGGTGCAATCGCCTTCAACTTGGTTGTCATGGTGAGCCGATCAGACCGCACGGCCTCTGCCATGTAATGGCGGATCAGGGCACGAAGGCTGTCTTGGAACTCAACTGCCTGAGCGCGAATGGCAGGCGGGGCTGTTTCAGCCACCGAAATGATCCGGCGCAGCAGAAGTTCAGAAATTTCATCAACCGAATGACCGCCATGGTCGCTTGTCAGCACACTGACGTTGCCAAGGACCGGGGTTACCGTCTGTCCAATCATGATGCCACCTCTGTCCGTTTGGAGCCGCTACGGAAGCTGTCTCGTTCGTCCAAACCTTCGCCGAGGAGTTGGAACGTGGAGAGGGCTTCCTTGTAGCGGGTATCGTAAAGGTCGATCAGGTCCTTGTCGCCCTTCAGGAAGATGTAGCCTTCAAGAATGCAGGCAGAGAGAAGAATGCTCTCAAAGTTCTGACCGATCCATGATGTGCCCGTCACGGAGGTAGTGATGCTGTCGGGTTTGGCGTGATAGTTGAGTTCGACGGAGTAGGTTGTGTCAGGCGTGGGGCCAAGGATAAACGAGGTTTGATCAAAGAAAGCGTACACCTTCGGGGCACCTGTGGTTCCCGGAAAGGGGTACGCCTCCCTGATAAACCCAACTTCTCTTGGAAGCATGAACGTGTAGCTAGTCCCGGAGATGATGGCGAAGCTCGCCACGGACAACATATCCGTGGGAGCGCCGACATACTGATTCCCCGAAACCAAGATGCTAGTCGCATTCTTCCTGTTCACAGGAGCTTGAACGGATTGGTAGATCCGGTCCTCTGCCTGACGGATGATCAGGTCGAGGTTAGCAAGGAACACAGGATCACTGTACTGAAGGTAATCCTGTATCGCTTGATAAAGCTCTGTGTAGTTCAGGGACATGGATTACACTTCACCGATGAACTTGGTTCCACGCTGCGCGATACCGGCACCACGAACCTTGCCACCCTTGGCCATCTTGGTCATCCCAAGCGGCTTCATCATGGCAGTGCCCTTGGCACCGCTTGCCTTTGCGCGAAGGCTACCCTTCATGCCGTCCTTCTTCATGTTCGCGCCAGCAGTGCTGACGGTCGAACGGATCTTCTGACTGCTGACCTTAGTGCCGGGGAGCGGCTTGCCAAACGTCATGCCAACCTTGCCGCCCTTGGCCATCTTGGCCATACCACCGCAGGCCATGCACTTGCAGCCCTTGGCGTGAGAAGACGCCTTGCCGCCCTTGGCCATTTTATCAATATCTTTGGCGGAATTTTCAAACTTGGCCATAGACATCTTGGCCTTCTTTGCCTGAGGCCTGTCCTGCCGCATATCCCTCGCCTCATCCCGAGGAGAGCCTTCGGTCATCTTGCCGCCCTTGGCGTAGCCGCCCTTGGCCATCGCAGAAGGCTTGGAGCGCAGAGCGCCTTTCATGCCGTCCTGAGCAATCGACATGCCGCCTGAGGCGTAGCCGCCCTTGGCCATTTTCTTGACCTTGCCGCCCTTCTTCATGCCCTCCTTGGCGTCATGCTTCACGTCGGCAGAAGACTTTTCCCACTGCTTCAAGGTCATGCCCCGAGCCTTGGCCATCTTCTCGTCCTGAGCCATGTCCTTGGCAGAACCCTCGAAGTTCTCGACCTTGCCGCCCTTGGCCATCTTAGCCTTGCCACCACGACGCATACCGCCAGCGGTTGCGCCCATTTCGCTAGCCGCATTCCGCATTTCTTCTGAGTTCATGGGATAGACAGGCTCTTCACCCATACCACCACCAATCGCGGAGGTATTCTGTTTGCGCTGAAGCATGGCGCGGAAAGCATCATCCTTCATGCTGTTGTAGGCGGCATCACGTTCAGCCATGCTGCTTTCATTCTTCCTGATCTTACTTTCCATGCTCCTAGCAGCAGCATCTGCGCGAGCATTTGTATTTTCGCGGGCAGTGCCGCTACGACCGCCACTCTTGCCGCGATTGTCCTTGGCGTACTTCTCATCACGGACAGTATCGACGTTGTTGCTGTCAGTGCCAAAGGGGTACAAACCCATCTCGCGCATCTGAGCTTCGCCACCCGTGGTGGGGCCGCCACGACCGCCACCCTTGCCACGATTGCGGGCCGCATCACCGTAAACATCAACATCAGGGCCGGGCTGTGCAGCGCGCTGAGAGGCGTAGGTAGGTTCATCACCCTTTTCGCCAGAAGCAAGTTTGGTGGTGTACTTGGTGCCATGCCACATGAAAGCGTCGGCCTTGTCACGACGTGCGTCGGCAAAAGCCTTGTTGAATGTCTTGTTGTCATCAGCGGTGACAACATTGCCTCCGGCGTAACCCTTGACCTTGCCACCCTTCTTCAGCTTCTGAGACACTGTCTTGGAGGCAATGCTTGTCTTTTGAAGACGGCCCATGGCACCACCGGCACCGCCGGTCATGTCGTTGTAGGATGAGGCAGAGACCTTACCGCCCTTTTTCATGCCAGCGGGGCGTGCCCGAGTAATCATGGCGCGAACCGCATCACGTTGATCAGCAGGATATCCGGCCATCTGCTGATCAAATGCTGCCCTTGCGGAAGCATCAGAAAGCGGGACACCCATCGGCCCCATGCCAAACTGACCCCCGTCTTGGCCTGTGCGAGCGCCCATGCGCTGCGCGTAGTCCTGAAGGTATGCAGGGCCGCCGCCCACCTCGCCCGGCCCCATGCCGCCCCTGCCGCCCATGCCACCGCCCATGGGCATCCCACCGGCACCAAGTCCAAGACCACCGGGGCCACCCATAGGATAGCGCATACCATCGGGCTTACCGCCCGGACCCGTGCCCTTGCCCTGACCCTGACCGGCCCCGCCGCCCATGAACCCGCCCGGAACAGGACCCTTGCCCTGACCCTGACCCATTCCCTGACCGGGAGCGCCACCCTTGCCCTGAGCGCCGGGTGAACCACCCTTGCCCTGACCCGGAGGGGGTGCGCCACGCTTGCCCATGGGGGCAGACATGCCGCCAACTGCCATGCGCTTAACTTTAGACCGCTTGCTCATCATTTTCTTCAACTCCCCACCATGTTTCATTGCGCCCTGAACATCGCTCTTCACGGGTGCAACGGGTGAACTTACGGAACGCACCCCGGATGGCGTGCGCTGATCAATGTTCGGGCGGGAAGCCGGAACAGTTTCTTCAATGTTTCCACCGAATTGAAAACGACGCTTCTTCATGTCTGTACCCCGTTGATGTAAACAAACACCTCTCCGAGGTAGCTTGTGAGGTCAACGGCGTTGTTGCCTACAACACCGGCAATGCTGCCTGCTGATTGACCCTCAATGTACTGCCAACCAAACAGCGCCCGGCTCTCAAGCTGAGAGGTGTCGGGACGCGGGTCACGCAGAGCAATGGGATCACGAACAGGATACTTGCCAAGCTGAAGCTGCGGCTGATCCACGTCCAAGCAATCAGGACAAACCTTGATGCCAATCGGACGTTGATTGTAAATCTGCTTCTTTAGGACGTTCAAGTCGTAGCGTTGGGCGCAGCGGTCACAGAATCCAAATGCGCGTTTGCCTACCGCATATTGGCTCATCAGACACTAATCCACGGCACGAAGTGGACAGAAGCGCGGTCACGATCTTCATCAGCCGCAAGCTGAAACTGCTCATCATAGATTTGCTTCAGAGAAGCAATGTTTCCGCGAATTTCAGCCTTGGGAGATTTCAGCGCCGAGTAGTAGGCGAGACCGGCAACAAGGGCCGGGACGAACCGGAAGGGCACGTCCATGGTGTTGGATGCACTTGCACCCGTATCCTGAATGCGGCGTAGCCGCCAATACACAACACTATAGGCTTGATCCGGCACGGGCCACAAGGTGAATTGTGATTGCTGTTGAACTGTTCCGTTTGGCTCAGAACCACCAAGACGCTCAACGTAGCACTGCACGGGGCGACCAAGAGTGGTCTTGTTGGGGATCTGAGCGTAAGTGGAAACGCTGATGCGCTCCAAATTGTAGTCAGTGGGCTGACTGTTGTTGGTCAGCCTCACAATTTGCTCAATCATATCAATGGTATCTGAGGGCAACAGGTAAGTTGCCGTACCGGCAGTCAGGACGACCGGGTCCATCTGCTCGATGGTCCACAGGTTCAGGCCACGGTTGGCCCACTCCATGGTCAGAAAGTTCAGGCTTCGCCGGGCAGAGCGCATTTCAAAGCCGGTACGGAGTTCCATTCCGGCACGCTCAAACGCCTCTTCAGCAAGCTCCTGAATATCAAACGTCAAGGTTGCGGTGCCGGAGGTTGTCATTAGATCATCCGCCCCTTCGTCTTGCCCTTGGTGGCAATACCGCAACCACGAACCTTACCGCCACGCTTCATGATTGTCGGTGTGGTCGTGCCAGCGGCCTCAGCCTTCTTCTTCTTTTCCTCGTCATCTACGTTGTAGTCGAGGAACTCACCAAGACCTTTGGCGATTGGGTTCCAATCTGCCGTTGCTTCAATCAGGGGCTTTGCAAGGCCACCAAGCAGCATGTCTTTGATTGCCATCAGACCATCTTCCCTTTTGTCTTGCCTTTGACTGCCGCACCACACCCACGCACTTTGCCACCGGCTTTAAGACCGTTCCCGGCAGGGAGGGGGTTGGGCGTCACCATTCCGTCAGGCCGACCGGCAATGGTGTCGGAAGCGTCCATGATGCCGGAGGCGTCCATGGGGCTTGGAACGTCACCACCACCGGCAAGGTAACCAACACGCTTAAACTTCTGCTTGAAATTAGGAATACCGGAGGATGGCCGGAACTTCCTCATTGCGTCCTTGCTCATCACTTGGACCTTTCGACCAAACGGTCAATCTTCTCTTCAAGACGATCAAACCGGGCCATCATTTGCCGCGAATTTTCGCCAAGGTCGTTCTTGGTGGCGTAGTCCTTTGCCACTTCAGTCTTGTGTTCTGCGAGGCTTTTCTCAAGGCGGCGAAGATCATTAAAAGCGGTTTTCAAGAACAACCCCACAATGGCTGTAAGGGCCGTGAGAATGAACTGCCATATGACTTTTGTGGTGTCATCCATCTCAGACCCCTTAGCAATTCCACGCCCGTAGGCTCTTGTTGATACGGGAGTTGGGGTCTTTGGCGGTCTTGGCTGAGGTCAGCTTGCTCTTCATGCCCTTCATGCGGGCACAGAAACTGTCTCTGCGGGAACCACCTTCGGGCTGAGGCGCTTTCAATCCCGGCTTACCGGGGTTGGCCGCGTTGTAGGAAGCACGTCCCTTGGCGTTGAGGCCACCACTAGGGCTTTTGCCTTCCTTGCGTGTCCATGCGGGAGAGCCGGTCTTGCCCTTCATTTCTTGAAACCTCTCAAGGTCTGAGCAAGACGAGCCTGTTTCCCAAGTTTCCCCGGAGCCTTTGCTGCCTTGGCAAGTTTTCCTGCCGGGATCTTCTTGTCTCCCGGCACTTTCAGTGCCTTGTGCAACGACCCCGGCTTGCCAATAGCGCCCTTAATCCAATCGTTTGCCATGGCATCACCCGTAGAAGACAGTGCAGGACTGATTGCCCGCAAGGACAACTTGAATGCCACCGCGAGCAAGAATGCCCTCTCCCGGAATAAGGAGAGAAGCGCCGTTGGTGCTGTTGGTGTCCACGATCATCAAGACGGTGAAATATCCCGTCACGTTGCTAGTGGCAATCGTGCCGGATGCTGCCGTGGTGATTGTGAAGGTGTTGGCGGTGACGGCAGTGACCTGATACAGACCGTCCAAAGCGCCGCCGCTTGTGAAGTCCAAGTACACCCACTTGTTGACAAACAGGCCGTGATTTTCATAGGTCACAGTGACTGTGGTCAAAGTGCGGGTATAGGTCGCCGCAACACTTTCGGTGTCGTAGAAGTATGCCTCCCCAGCGGTCGCGCTGGTGGCAAACACGTTGTATCCCTTCATACGAGTGCGGAACGGGACGGCAAGCCCGCTCGCATTCATGTGTTGGGATTTTACGTCATACTGCTGAGTGGCCATGGGTAGGCTCCTTTCCTATGAAGGGCCAGCCTTAGGCTGCATTCTGAATGAACTGAACGATCAGAGTGGCAGTGCCAACCGCAGTGGTGGTAGCGGTCTGAGTGATGCGGACGTAGAGGGGGGTTGTAGGTGCGCCAGCGAGGGCACTAACGGTGGCGTCAGTCGCCGTGTTCATCAAGCCGGAACCAGCGGTCCCGAAGCTGCCAAGAGCGCCGGAGACAAGGGTGTGGGCAAAGGTGCCAGCAGCCTTGACGGTTGTTGCGGCAACGTACTCGCCACCGCCGACAGTCGAACCAACTGCAATCGTTGCCGTCGCGCCCGTGAAAGCAGTGCCGGTAAACGTGGTCATGGCAACCACGGTGGAGCCAGCCGGAATGTAGATCGGGCCGTAATCAGTGGTCAGAGCGGCAACGGCCTGAATGTTAAGAGCCGAAGCAAGCTTGACCGGCTCGACGTTGCTATACTGACCCTGACGAACGGTGCCTGCCTGAAGCGGACCGGAGAAGGTAGACGTACCCATGGGGAATAATCCTTATGCAGAAGTTGCCACTTCGTCTCTGCATCGTCCGCTGGGCGCGGTCGAAGCGGCTATGAGGCCCAGAGGTGCAAATGCACCTGAAAAGCGGGGGCCGAAGCCCCCACCCTTAGTGAACCGTTAGGTCGAACCCGGCGAGCCAAAGATCCCGAGGGGATCAGACCAACCGAACGAGTAACGCTCACGGCTCTTATACCGCACGTTGCCCGTGTCGAAGTCACCGTCCATGGCCTGCTTGATGGGCGCACGAACGAAGTGCTTCAGACCGTTGGGAACGTCGGTCATCAGGAACCAACCATTGGTGTCCGTCAGATAATGGTTGACGGTAAACCCACCGGGGATGGCCGACATGCTCTTCAGGGCGTTGATGTCGTTATCCGAGGTGCTAGTGCGGAGTTCCGTCTGCATGATGCGCGTAGCAACGAACATCAGTGCGGGCGGAATGACCAACTTCTTGGGGCGAGCCGCAATCAGCAGGCCACGTTCGTCGGTCCACGCTGCAATCTGAATGATTGCCGCCTCAAGAGACGTTTCATTCAGATCCGCACCCGTGGTCGGGCGGTTGGAGTTGACGCCGCCAGCAACAGTCGGGTGGCTGGTGGAGCAAAGTGCCACGCCGTCACCACCGACATAGCTGCCGCTAAACGCATTGTTCAGGACGGCAGCACCCTTGACCTGCTTCGTATAAGCCATGGCGCGAGCCAAGCTCTTCGTGTAGCGGGCCGACAGGCTGTCGTACAGGTTATCTTCCATGGCCTCTTCCGTGATGGAGAAGCCAAGGGCAATCGTCTCGTGGGTATAACGAGCCGACCACACTTCCTGCGCGTTGTCGTAGACCAGCGAGGAACCTTCGTTCTTCACCGGAGCGGACGAGAAACCCGAGAGCTTCACTTCCTCTTCAAAGGAACGCTCTGAGGTTTCAATCTCAAAAATTTCCTTATGCTCTTCCTCGTAGGTCTTATATGTCAGGCCAAACAAAGCGTTGAGACCCGGCAGAAGCTCCTTGAGAAGCTGTGCGCGACTAATAGCCATGGTTCAACCCTTTCTTAGCGGTTGAAGATGTGGACGCCAGCGCGCACCTGAACGAGAACGTCCACGTACCCGGAAGCATTGATGTTGTCCACGGCCTGCGAAATGCCGACAACCTTGAACGGGTTGTTGGCACCGGCAGAGCCGGTGGAGAGCGAAAGGTTGCAGTTGCCGGTAGTGGCGGAACCGCCCGAGGCAGCCGACAGAGCGTAGTTAGAACCGAGGTTCGAGTACACGTTGAAGCTAGCCGCGCTTGACTGAATCTGAATGATCGCATTCGGATCATCCATGACATACGCCTGAATGTCAGACGCAACCGTGCTAGCAGGGTAATACTGCCGGAACACGGTGTACTTCAGGCTAGGATCTGTATAGGTGCAACCCATAAAGATGCCCAAATACAGGTCAGGAGACGCGCCACCGAGGTCGGCAGCGGACGGAACCTGAACACCAGAAGAAGCAAAGATAACCGGCTGACCAAAATAAATGGCCGTGCCGTAGTTGGAGACAATCGGGTAAAGACTGTTGCCAAGAGCGTTCGGGCGATTGCCCGCCATCTTGACTACCCGACCGCCATAAGGAGCCGCAGTCGTGGCCATGATGATTTCCTTTCAGGAAATGGGAGAAGATGCGGCGATAATTACTTATCGTCGCGACCAAAAGTGACGCGAGTTCGACGTTCCGGGTTCAGCAATGGCATACGAGAGTCCTGCTCACGCATGATGTTGTTGTCCACGGACTGAATCTGCTTCGCAGCAAGTTCCTCGTAATACTGACGGCGACCATCCGCCATTTCCGCAGGAGCCTTGCAAAGGAGCAGGCCACCAACCTCAATGTTTCCCTTGAACTCGCTCTTCGGATCGGTGCGAAGACGAAGTTCAGGGACCTCCTCAGAGGGGACAGGCTCCCAACCTTCACGCATACGAACAGAAACATTCTGCAAGTCTGCCTGACCAAGCATAGAAGTCCTAATCCAACGGTACTTCCAACCCGGCGCGGGGACGGGATCAGGAAGGGTCGAAGGGGGTGCCCATGATTTAGCGCGAGTTTCAGCCTCACGAGTGCCGGTGTCACGATCAGCGCGATTGTTAGCCATTCATCATCTCCTTAACCATAGAGGCAGCGTACTGCTCAGGGGTAAGGCCCAAGCGTTTTGCGAGAGCCACTTGGGTGGCAGTCAGTGATACTTTGCGCGGCGCGGAGGCCGAAACCCTGCGAGCCGGAGCTACGACAGGGGTCCTTCGAGGAGCAGACTGCGAGCGGAGATCAACCTCCTGCCCGCCTTCCTCATCGAAGTATTCAGGGAAGCGATGCCGCATAGCAGCGTCGATACGGTTGTAGTATTCATCAGTAAGGGGGGTGATGTTCTCCCTCTTGATCAGGCGCTCATGTACGCCATAAGCGTACCCGCTCATCTCTTCTTCCTGCCCAAACCACGGGTTGGAACGCAGCCACGTCTTGGCCCTCTCGTCAGGCTCAGGGGGAGCGTTTGGGCGCATTTGCACCTGATCCGGCTCAATCCTCTGAGGCACCGAAGCGCGGTAGCCATCAATCTGCTGCTGCTCAAGAGTGAGGCGCGTAATGTTCTTCTGAGCGGACAACACGTTGTCGGTGTCGCCTGCCTCATAGGCATTACGGTAATCTCGTTCAACCTGCTCAAGCTGCGCCTGAACACGTTTCTTTGCCTGCTCAATTACGGCCTGCTCACCCATGGAGAGCCGTTCGGAGAGATGATTACGTTCCTCGATCAACTTGCGAGCAAGCGTAACCGCTTCCTGATTTTCCCTCAGCGCCGCTTCTTTAGCGCGACGTTCCTCATGAAACTCGTACTTGAGCTTCTTGATGCGCTTCTGAACCTTGTCTGAGTAAGATGCAATTTCATCTTCTTCAGGCAGGTCAGGTTCGGCATCTACAGGACGCTTTGACTTACCCTGATCAGGTTCCGGGGTATCGTCTACGATCTCAATCTCGAACTCTTCATCTTCGGGCGTGACCGCCTTGTCGATACTCATGCTCGTTTCACTCCCCTAGGGTCCTGCACCACGGCTTCGACCGTGTCATCGTTGATGATACGGAACTCAGCACTGTGGATTTTGATCCGGGTTCCTGAGTAGGAACGGAACAGAACCCAATCGCCTTCCTTGCACCAAGCACCTGTCGGAAACTTCACAGGGTCCTGATAACAAAGGTCGCCCATCTTCAGGACAAATCCGACAATGGTTGCAGTCTCTTCACGGGCGCGATGTTCGTCCGGGAGGATGACGCCACCTTCAGTCTTCTCTTCCATCTGAGGAAGCATAATGAGCATCCGGTAGCCCTTCGGGTCGGGAAGCTGACGTGCTTTCTCGGCCCCGATAGGATTATCGAGATTGATTTCCTGCATGTTTTCTCCGGCGTGATTAAGGGTCACGAACCCATGGGCGCTCCTTGAAGCGGTCTAGTCTTCTTCGTCATCCGACTTCTGACGGATGTCGAGAAGCTCTCTCTCAGCAAGGGCCAAGCCCTCGATGACCCCGCAGAGTTTCTTGTACTCTGCGAAGTCCTGTGCGCCTCCACCTGCTACGGTGTCAGCGTAATCATTCAGAAGGTCGCGTAGGCGGCGGCGAAGCCGGTCTAACTGATCCATTGTGATCCTTGGCTATCTGCACGCCTAGGTTGGCACCTGCGGTGCGTTCCGTAGACGCGATTTGCTTGTCGCGTAGGGCCATGTCGCCGTGAGAACGGCCAATTTCCATACC